TGTGGCTATTTACGAAATTATTTGTCGTAACGTTTTAGGCTTTAACACCGATGCAGCCGAGTTATACGGTATGCCTATCAGAAAAGGTAAAACATCTAAAACCAACGAAGATGAAAGAAAAGAATTTGAAAGCGCTTTAGCCAATATGGGGTCAGCGGGTTATATCTTGACCGATATGATGGACGAGGTGGACTTAGTAGAAACAAAAGGAAACGGACAAGGATTTAAAATATACGAATCTTTAGAGTTAAGATGCGAAAAGAAAATAAGTAAGATTATTTTAGGTCATGCAGACGCTTTGGATTCAATACCGGGAAGATTAGGAAACAATAGCGAAGATAGTCCCGCACAAAAAGCCCTAGAAGATACATCGGCGGTAGATGCTGCTTTTTTAGAAGACGTTGTTAATGACGTTTTATTGCCTAAGCTTAAAAAAATAGGTATGGCAATACCGGACAATCTTAAGTTTTGCTTTAATAATAACCACGAATTAGTAGAGCAAAGAATGAAAGAAGACGCTAACAATAAGTTGACGGCAGACATTGCTTATCAAATGAAACAAGCGGGGCTTGAAATGGATCCGGCATATTTTGAGGAAAGAACGGGAATACCTACAAGCAAGGCAGAACCAATAGTTCCAAAAGGGAACGAACCACAAAAACCAACAATCCCGACAAAGATTAAAAACAAGCTAAGTGAATTTTACCGATAAGGAAATTGACGAATTGATTAAGGGTGTTTTTGATGGCGAAATTGACAAGGAAAATTTACCCGAGAATCTATATACAGCTATTGCCGAGTTTTTACAAGGTGGGCTTTATAAAGGATTTGGCGGTAGCGTGGCGGACTTTGGCGGAACGGATTTAAACTTACTACAAGAATTAAGAACAAATATTTATATGTTCAGCGCGGCCAAAACTTATCAAGAAGTACGGTCGATGACTGATTTAATGTATGAAGGGGATAATTTAAAACCTTTCAAAGACTTTTACGAGGACGCAAAGGGATTGTATGATACATACAACAAGAACTATGCTGAAACGGAATACAATACAGCGGTGGCAAGTGCTGAAATGGGGGCGAAATGGAATGAAATTGTAAAAGATGCAGATTTATTCCCATTGCTAAAGATGACAGTAGTGGAGGATGCGCAGACAACGGAAATTTGCGAACCATTGGACGGAATTACTTTGCCGATTAATGACCCATTTTGGGACGAGTTTTACCCTCCTAACCATTGGAATTGCAGATCAACAGTATTACAACTAGACGAGGGGGAAGTAAGCAGCAAGTTGGAAGTAAACAAGGCTAAGGAACACGCGGACGAGGATATGCAAGACGTGTTTAAAATGAATGTCGGAAAAGATGAATTTGTATTCAGCCCCGAGCATCCATATTTTACAAACGTTCCTAGAGGGGATAGGGAATTTGCAAAAGAAAACTTTGGATTGCCATTGCCGGAGGATTTAATACCAACTTTTGACGCTCAAAAAGAAAGAATATATAATATATTCAAAGAAGGTTTAAATGTAGATATTAAAAAAGGTGTTCAAATAGCCGACACGCTTTCATTAGAAACTTTTACTAAAGTAAATAATCAAATGGAATCTTTATTTAATGAATATAAACCATCAACCGTTTGGAGAGAAACATCAACACCTAATTTAAAATTACAATCTACCGGTTTAACTTTTGGAAGTATTACACATAGCAATGACGGATCTTTTTTATACGATATTAATTTAGGTCATCAAAATGACATAGCTAGAATAAAAATACCTACTAATCCGATAAATAGAACTAAAAGTAGAGTAATTGAGGCTAACTTATCTATATCAACTCCTACGCATGAATTTGCTCATTTACTATCGATTGATAGTCAAAAATATAGATTTGATAAAGACGAAAGATTAAGTGGATTTTGGCCGGAAATGAAAAGAATTAAAACTAGATACACAAAAGAATTAAATAAAGCTGCAAGAATTAATGATCTTGAATCGGTAGATAAAATTTTTTTAGGCAGATATGCAAGTAAAAATATTAATGAATTTATGGCAGAAAGCTTTACCGAATACAAATTATATGATAAGCCGACCAAATATGCGGTAGAGGTTGGAAAGTTAATTGATAAAACTTTTAAACGATAAATTATGGAAGCTAAGAATTTAATATGTTTTAATTGTAAACACTTTAGAATATTTGAAGGAGGATGCAATGCTTTTCCCGAAGGGATACCGGATGAAATTGATATAAAGGGAAAGCATGATAAACCTTTACCCGACCAAAAGAACAATATTGTTTTTGAAAGAATAAAAAAGAAGAAAATATGATTAACAATTCAATTATCAACTTAATCGAACTACGCGACAAAGCGCACGTTCTACATTGGGAAACGACAATCTATTCACAGCATAAAGCTTTAGGAAAGTTTTATGAAGGGCTTACCGACCTTTTAGACACGTTTGTAGAAACTTATATGGGTAAGTATGGCCGAATGAATCTTAACGGGTTAGCTAGTATTAAACTTGAAGACGTAAACGACATAATGGAGGAAACTTATGTAACTGTGGAATCAATAGAGTTAGACGTAGATAAAAAATGTACGGATTTATTAAATATCTTAGCAGACATGAAGGAACTTGTTAATCATACAAAATATATGTTAACTTTAAAATAATGATAGCATTTAATTGGGATGAATTTAAGGGAACCGGCTGTCAAGCAGTCGATATGTGCGCAGCGGTAATCTATGCGCATAGAAAAAAGCGTGTTCCCATCAAAGCTTGTCATATTCTACCAAGAATGTATGGTCAATATCAGCAATGGGCTAATATTGAAATGAAAAAGATAGGGGGAAGGCCATTAACGGAGGAGGATCCATTGCAATTTGATGGAGTGAATATTGAAAAAGGAAGTCAAAGTCAATCAACCCCAATAGTCATAGAACTATGGGAACAAGATTAATATATGTTAGATAGGTTTAATTTTAAAAAAGTAGTTGAGAAGGTCGAGCAAATGAAACGCGAACTTCCGAAGGTCGTTGCTAACGACACTAAGAACTATTTTGTTGAAGAATTTAACCGTCAATCATGGAATGGATCAGCATGGCCGCAAGTCCAAAGGAAGATTCCGGGAACTAAAGCGTACAAATATCCTAAAAAGGGGGCAGATGCAAGACATGGCCGGGCTATATTGGTTAAAACGGGTAAGCTTAGAAGGAATGTGGCCGGTAGTTTGATTGTATCGACATGGCCAACGATTAAGTTTGAGGTAAAAAACGACTATGGTATATATCATAACGAAGGGACTGACGACATACCACAAAGGCAATTTATGGGCGACACTTTAAAGCTAAGACAAAGACAATTAGATAAAATTAAAAGCTATATGCAAAGATTATGGGCATAAATAACGCGATATTAGATATTAAAGGCCAATTGCAGACGCTAATTGGTTTTAGCCGTATATGGAACAATCAGTTTCGTTATATGGAGGAAGGAAAGATAGAATCTTTTCCCATGCCATGTACTTTCATTGAGGTAGTGATGCCACAAGATCATAGCCAACTAAGTATGGGAGTAACGGAATCAGACGTGACATTTAAGATTCACATTGGCCAAAATGAATATGATGCACAAGACGGCACACTTGAAGAAAATAAAAGTATATTTGCATTAAGGGATCAAGTTGTCAAATCTTTAACTTATTACGAACCGAGCGGATGCAGTAGATTAATGAAGATAAGAGAAGAACAAGACTACGAACACAGTAACGTTTATCATTATATAGTCGAGTTTCAATGTTCATTCATTGATACGACCGGCCAAATGGATCAATTTTACAAACAGCCCCCAACGGATCTAAATTTAACAGTAACAAAAGTAAATAGTTTATAAAATGGCACGTACGATCGCCCAAATACAAGCGCAAATAGTCGCTACCAAACAAGCCCAACCCGAATTAGCGGGGTTAACAAGCACGTCAAAACGCGCTATTTGGAATTTATGGACTTTTGTTATTGCTACTTGCATAGGTATATTTGAACAATTACTAGATTCTTTTCTAACAAGCGTAGAAACTCAAGTTAACGCAAGTGCGGGGGCTAGTATTCTATGGCTACAAGCTAAAATGTTCCAATTTCAATATGACGCCACAACCCCTCAAGTTGTACAACTAATTAATACAGTTCCTCAATACCCGGTTGTAGATGCTACTAAGCAGATTATAACGGCGTGTAGTGTTACAAGTAGCCTAAGCAATCAAGTAACTATTAAAGTGGCTAAAAGCAATCCTTATGTGGCTTTAGTAAGCGCAGAACTAACGGCGGCACAATCATATATCAATACAATTGGTGCGGCGGGAATTACTTATACTGTGATTAGCTTAAACCCCGATAAATTATACGCACAAGCAAGTATTTATTATCAAGGGCAATATTCAACAGTAATCCAACAAAACGTTATTGCTGCCATAAATAGCTTTTTACAAAACTTATCAATTACTAACTTTAACGGATCTATGAAGATAAGTGATTTAGAAGGCGTAATTAGAAACGTGGCCGGAGTAAATGACGTAATTTTAAACAACGTAAAAGGAAGGGACGACGCTAGTACTTTCGCTAATGGTGTTGATTTAGTATTAAACAATACAGTTATTTCAAGACAATGGGATACTGTGGCGGGATATATCGTTCAAGAAACAACAAGCGGCAATACTTTTGCTGATTCATTAATATTTATAGCACAATAATGTCACTCTATAATATAAGTTTTTATAACAAAATCATTGAACTTTTACCGCCCGATAAAAGGCAAGGTATAAACGTTCGTTGGTTACAATCGCTAGTATCCCCGTTGCAGTATTTAAGGGATAAGTTTTTAGGCGATTATAAAGTAGGTAGCAATTATCCTTTATGGGTAGCCGGTACTTATGCTTTAGGCGCTAAGGTGATTTATAAGCAAGTAGTTTATGAATCTTTGGTTGCGGGTAACACAGCGCAGCCCCCATCGGCTAATTGGGCTGTTTATTTACCATCTTTTATTGGCGTAGATCAAAGGGTTTTATTCAATGGTCAAAAGCTAGTATTAGAATATGCACTAAATGAAAGATTTTCGACAACCTTTAGGCAGCCGCCATCTACTAGCGATATTTACATCACTAATAATACTTTAGGAACCCCATTTTTTAGAGTGGGTGGGGTAGAATCAATTAGTAGCAAATCGTATTCAAACAATTCAAGCGAAGTGGTGATAAACAGTTATACCATATCGATTCAATATAATTTCACCATAAACATTCCTACAAGCGCTTATTCGGGGTATCCTCAAGAAGTAAACGATTTTGTTCGTAGATTTATACCCGCCGGATTAACATATAACATAGTAACCTATTAAGAAATGAGAAAAATAAACACATCAAATGTAAATAACACCGTTGGGATGCCAATAAAGAGCGGATCAATTGATCATTTACAATTAGCCTATCAAGAAGCTTTAACCGCTTTGGCAAACTCTATTATTGGACGTCTACCCGATACAAGCAATTGTTATGTTTTGTACGGATGCGTTAATACGGGTTCGGGATCAACTTATACAATAAGCGCGGGAGCAATTTATTATAATGGGGAAATTTACCTAGTTAGTGCAACATCTTTCACCGTTTCCGGTGGACAAACAGCGGTTTTAAGCTTTAGTACAACGTATTATAGCACAAATGCAGATCCGGTGACATTTACCGATGGGGTAGCAAGAAACGTACACCAAATAAGAAGTATAACGATTGCAGCGGGTACAAGTGGATCGGGTATTTCTGACTTTGCTAATATTTTACAAACTCCTTTAGCTTTAGTAAACGACCAACAATCGGCTTTACCTTCTAGTTATACAGTTTATTTTAAACAAGATAAAGCGGTATTTTTTGCAACCGCTCCCAATAGCGCAACGATTACTTTTGATTTTACAAATGCAGTACCGGGAACTGTGGTTCGTTTAAAATGGACATACGGAAGCGGTAAGACTTTATCTATAAGCGCACCAACCGGATGCACGGTTATTAAAGATTCGGGCAATCTTTCAGCGGTGGCAAGTGCAAACAATTTATTATATTGTATATATCTAGGGGTTAATGAATCCGGCAATAATGAGGTTTCTTATACATTAAAACAGTATTAATGATACAAAGGTATTTTCCATTTTTAGACGCGGTTGGATCGGGGACACCGACTTACTTTGGATCGGCTACCGGATCTACGGGATCGTCTAGTTTTCAACAAGAAACTAAAAATATAACGGGGGCGGCCGGATCGGTAGTGACGTTACAAGTTACTACTTACACGGTTAACAACCCAAACGGTCAACTTTTAGTTAATGGAACGCAAGTTTATCTAAATACCACTTTCACAGTTACATTAGATGGGGCGGGTGCGGGTTCTTTTTTAGCTAGGGTTCAAGGTGATCCAAGTTATTCGGGAACAGTTGTATTCGGTATCTTTACAATTATAGGCGTTTCAGTTGGAAGTATTGGAAGCCCGGCTTCTCAAGGTATTTCAAAAGCTTTCTAATAAACTAAAATATGGACATTAAACAAACCCAAGAAAGAAGGGCAGTAACTTACTTAACGCCAAAGAATGACGTATTAGTAAGGAGTTACGCCGATACCAACGAAATAAGCATAAGCGAAACAATAAACATAATGGTTAAAGATTTCTTTCAAAGACTTCCACCGGAACAAAAAATAGACTACTTAAGTCGAGCAAAAACTAAATTAAATTCTTAGATTGCAATAAATACGGTCATAGTAAAGGAAAATTCGCCCTTCGTTTCTACGAGGGGCTTTTTT